GAGCAACCGGAGCGACGGGCGCCACTGGAGCAACCGGAGCGACTGGCGCAACTGGCCCAGCAGGGCCCGACGGACTTAGCGCTTACGAGGTCGCCGTTGACGGTGGCTTCGTAGGTGACGAGGCGGCGTGGCTGGCCTCTCTCGTGGGGGAAGCGGGAGCGGCTGGCCCCGCTGGCGCTGACGGTGCGGACGGAGCCGACGGCGCAACTGGCCCTCCCGGTGCTGACGGTGCTGACGGTGCTGACGGAGCCGACGGAGCGACTGGCCCTCCCGGTGCTGACGGTGCTGACGGCGCAACTGGCCCTCCCGGTGCTGACGGTGCTGACGGCGCGACTGGCCCTCCCGGTGCTGACGGTGCTGACGGAGCGACTGGCCCTCCCGGTGCTGACGGTGCTGACGGCGCAACTGGAGCGACTGGCGCGACTGGCCCTCCCGGTGCTGACGGTGCGGACGGAGCGGACGGCGCGTCCTACACACCCGGCGACCCGATCTATGTCATAGCCCGCAACGCGACCGGCTCAACTATTCCCAAGGGTTCCGTCGTGTACACGTCGGGCTCGAACGGTACGCACGTCCAAATCACACTCGCCCGCGCTGACTCCGACGCAACAAGCGCCCGCACCCTCGGCTTCACTGCGGAGTCGTTCGCCCCGAACGCTGACGGCCTCGTCATTGTCGAGGGATACCTCGACGGCGTGGACACTTCGGGCGCAACCGCTGACGGGGACATGATCTATCTGTCGGGCTCGACCGCTGGCGCGTGGACTACGACGAAGCCAGTCGCCCCGACGCACCTCGTCTACCTCGGGGTCGTGGCAAAAAAGAACCCGAGCACGGGCAAAATCCAAGTCAAGGTCCAAAACGGCTACGAACTCGACGAACTCCACGACGTACTCATCACGTCAAAGACGGACGGCGACCTGCTGACCTACGAGTCGTCGACCAACCTATGGAAAAACAAACCGAACGGCGCTGTCCTAAAATCGCAACTCACAACGACCGGCGACCTGATTACGGTCAACACCTCGAACGTCGTCACGCGGCTAGGGATCGGCTCCGCCGGTACGGTGCTAACTTCGGTTGGTCCTATGGGCTTGACGTGGTCGACCCCGCAGGACGGCCCAACGAAGTACCAAGACCCGTTCAAGGGTGCGCTCGGGACGGCGGGAGGCTGGGCGCTGCTCAACCCCGGGTCGTTCAACAACTCCAGTTTCACGGGCCAGTTCCAAAACATAATCCTCTACCCGTACTACTTCGACGGCGGCGCTATTGACCGTGTCGCGGTCGAGATTACGACCATAGGCACGGGCGCGGTCCGTGTCGGGTTATTCGATCACGACGACGCAACGGGCCGCCCTAAGACAAAACTATTCGACTGGGGGACGGTGTCGGTCGCCGCGCTCGGGGTCCAAGAAATCACGGTCGCGAGCACGATCCCGAGGGGCTGGGCGTGGGTCGGCTTGTGCTGGCAAACAACAAGCACAACCCCGCCCGCTATGCGCGGGTCAAACATCGGTCAATCCGTCGGCCCGGTATGGGTCGGCACGACGTCGGCGAACGCCCTAGCCGTGACCCGTGGCGCGACGTACTATTACCCCGGAGTCACGGGCGCGTTCGCGGACTTGACCCCGTCCTCGTTGACGCTGACGACTCTCGGCGTAAGCCAACGTATCCAAATGCGGGGGGCCTAATGCTTATCCGACGTTATGGCCTCGGCGGGTACTGCGACCCTTGCGACGCTTCCCACGATCACCCGCTCCACAACCTCGTCGAGCAGGTCGAGGTCGACGACGTTCCCGAAACACCCGCGCCCACACTGGAGCCGATCAGCCTGCTACCTGTCGGCGGGGAAACTATCGACGAAGTCAAGGCGAGCGCGGACGCCGCTATCGCTGACCTCGCCGTCCAAGTCGAGGAACGCCTCGCCCAGATTACGGAGCCGCCAGTATGAGCCGCCAGTCCCGCCTGTCCGCCGTCGTGGACTCTATGACCGCGTCAGCGCGTACCTCGATCCCACCGCAGGCGAACCCGTGGGCAGTTGCCGACGCCTTGTCCTCGATCACTTGGCCCGAAATCTCTAAGACCTCACTCTCGCGCCCCATGGCTATGACCGTCCCGGCGTGTGCCCGAGGTCGCAACCTCATCGCCTCGACGTTGGCCCAAGCCCCGATCAACGCTTGGGGCTCCTCCACGCAACAAGTCGCCCCAGCACTATTCGATCAACCCGACCCCGACCTGCCCCGCGCCGTGACTATCGCGTGGACGGTTGACGATCTCATCTTTTACGGCGTCGCCTACTGGGTGATCCTTGACCGCGACGTACTCGGCTACCCGACCGCCGCCCGCCGGGTTGACCCAACACTGGTCGACGTTGACAACGACGGGATCGTCCAAGCGATCAACGGGGACGCCGTCAACCCCGCCGAGGTGATCGTCTTCCCCGGACTCCACGAGGGGATACTCGCCTACGGGGCCCGCGAACTTCGCACCGCGTACACCTTGTCCGACGCCGCGCGTCGCTTCGCCTCCGTCCCGCTGCCCGCGCTCGAACTCCACGACCTAAGCGAGGACGGCCTCTCGGCTGACGACCGCGCCACACTGGTCAACGACTGGACACGGGCCCGCGAACTCTCGGGCGTGGGCTACACGAACCGGAGCCTCGAAGTCAAAACGCACGGCTGGAACTCGCGCGACCTCCAACTGGTCGAGGCCCGCGCGTATGCCGCTGCCGAAGTGGCCCGCGTGATGGGGATACCCGCAGCACTTATTGACGCCACCCAGTCCGGGTCGTCCGTCACATACAACAACCTCCAAGACGCCCGCCGCGACTTCACCGACTACACCCTGTCGACCTACACAACCCCGATCGAGCAGCGCCTATCTATGAACGACATCAGCCAGCCCGGCACGACCGCAGTGTTCGACCTTGACTCCACGGTCCTCCGCGCTTCGTTCGCCGACCGTATGGTCGCGTACCAAGACGCCATTACCTCCGGTGTCTACACCGTCGAGGAACTGCGGAAAATGGAAGCCGGAGTCCCCGGGACGGTGACTAAATGACAATGATCTACTTGACCGCGAGCGACGTCCAGCCCGCGACCCTTGACGGCCCCGCGCGTTCTGTCCATGCCACGATCCTCCCGTGGAATACGGTCGCTAACACAAGCGCGGGGCCGACCCGCTTCGTCCGAGGGAGCGTGGAAATCACGAGCGCGGACCGTGTCGCGTGGCTCGTGGAGCACGACCGGAACCGTGTAGTCGGACACGCGACTTCGTTCCTCGACACTCCCGCCGCCCTGCTCGGGTCGTTCACCGCGCCGGACAACTGGGACCAAGAACTCCAAGCCGCTCAAATGAGGACGGGCTGGTCAGTCGGCGTTGACGTGTTAGTGGCGTCAGCCGACCGCGACGGGACACTCGTCGTAAGTAAGGCACTGCTACGCGAGGTGTCCTCGTGTTCCGTCCCCGCGTGGGACTCCGCCCGCACCATCACCCAAACAAAGGAAACCCTATGAGCAAGCGCCCCACGCCGAGCCGCCTCACGGCCTCGGCTCACTTGACCGGCGACGCTTCGACCCCAGCCACCACGGTTGAGGAAATCGCAGCGACCGCCGCCCAGCACGCCGTCCTCGCTTCCACCCCGGAGCCCACCCCCGCGCCCGTCGAGGAAATCGTCGAAGCCCCAGCAGTTGCCCCAGTGGTCGCCGCTTCGAGCCCAGCGATCCCAGCACGCACCGCCCCACGCCTCGACGTCAAGGCCGCCGCCGGACTCGTCGCCGCTGCTAACCGTGGCGAAATCCCGATGGGCCAGTTGACCGCCGCCCTAAGCGATCTCACCTACACCGCCAACGCTGACACCTACCCCGACACTTGGCTTGGCAACTTGTGGCAGGGCGTCAACTACCAACGCCGCTTCGTGCCCGCGATCGGCGCAGGCGCACCCGTGACCTCTCTAAAGGTGACTGGCTGGCGCTGGAACACCAAGCCAGTCGTCGCCGAATACGCCGGGGACAAGACCGCCGTGGCCTCCAACGCTGCCACGACCGAAGCCGTGGAAGTGCCAGTCCAGCGCCTCGCCGGTGCTCACGACATCGACCGCGCGTTCTTCGACCTTGGCTCTAGCGACTACGTCGCCGGGTACTGGGCCGCGCTCGCCGAGTCCTACGCGAAACTGTCCGACGAATACTGCGCGGGCTTGCTCATCGACGAAGCCACCGACGCCGGAACCTCCGGCACCGCTATGGGCACGATCGTCAAGGCCGCTATGGCAGTCATGAACGAAGGGACCCCGACCTTTATCGGTATCGGGACGAGCGTGTTCGAGTCAATGGCAGCAGTGAACACCCAAGACGCTCTCGCGTTCCTCGGTGGATCGTTGTCGTTCGACGGCACGGGCTCACTGGGCAACGTGTCCCTGTTCGTGTCCTCAATCCTTGACGACTACACCGTTCTCGCGGGTGTGCGTCAGGCCGCCACGTTCCACGAGTTGGCCCCAGCGTTGCGCGTACAAGTCGCCAACGTCGCCAACGGTGGGATCGACGCCGGACTGTTCGGCTACTGCGCAACGGTCGTTCACAACCCGAACGCACTCGCCACCTGCGTGCTGGACTAATCCCGAAGCCGCCCGACCGTGGCCTCCCAGCCGGTCGGGCCCCCCTAGTGGTGGGGCGGGTCAACCCCCCAACCGCCCCACCCCTACCCCACCA